GCCTATCCCGCCGAAGCCTGCGGTTTTGTGCTGGGCTCAGGTGAAATTGTCACCTGCACCAACACCGCGACGCAGCCCGACACTTTCGTGATCAGCGCCGCCGAGACGGCCCTGTACCTCGACGATGCCCTGTGCAGCTGGCACTCTCACGCCAAGTTTCCGCAACTCTCCGAGGCCGATATTCGCGCCTGCAAGGCACTGAACCTGCCCTATGCCGTGTGGGACTGCTCCAGCGCCCTGCTGTTCTGGCTCGACCCGGCGCAGGATGCTGGCCTGATCGGCCGTCCCTGGGCCTATGGCGTCCATGACTGCTACTCGGCTGTGCGTGATTGGTACTGGCAGCAGCACGCCTACGCCATGGGCGACTATACCCGGCAGTACGAAGGCGAATGGAACACACGCGGTTTCACGCATTTTGAAGACAACTTCGCCGCTGAAGGCTTTATCAGATTGCCCAACACCGTAGAGCTGCAACGCGGCGATGTACTGCTCATGCGCATCCGCAATGATGACTGCTGCAATCACGTCGCCATTGTTGAAGACCTAGAGCGCAACATGCTATTTCAGCATCTTGTCAGCCGCCTCTCGGGCCTCAGCTCCTACAGCCCATACTTCCGTGAGCAGACCTACGCTGTACTCAGGAGGCAAGCGTAATGGTCACGATCCGTCTACTGGGTGAAGCTGGACGCCGCTTTGGGCGTGTATTTCGTCTGGCTGTAGGCAGTGCATCTGAAGCAGTTCGTGCATTGTGCGTACAAATTCCTGAACTGCGCTTGTACTTAGCGAATAGCGCCGAGAACGGTGTGGCTTGGCGCGTCGTCACCGAAGACCCGCTGGGTCTTGCTGAGGATGAGCTGGATTGGCCCTGCAGCAAGCGCGTGGTGCTCGCCCCTCAGCCTGTAGGGCGTGGCGCCGTTGGTCGGATTATTGCAGGTGTGGCGCTGGTGGCACTTGCTATCGCAGTTCCAGCGCTAGGTACAGCCATGGTATTTGGCGCAAAATTGTCCACCATCGTCGGCATGGTGGGAGTTAGCTTGATTTT